ACTAAGGGTGGTAAGTAAGTCTTAGAAATGTGCCGGAATAGGTCGCCCATCTGTTTATCCACAGAGTCGGAATCTTGCCAAATTTTATCGCCATAGAAATCCTGGTTCTTGCCGATCTCCTTAATTAAGTTAAACACCGGCGCGTTGCTTCCAATGGCCACCGGTAAACCTTCCTTCAGTCCCGTTTCCCGGCTGGTCTGGCGGGTAAAGAAGTTTCCCGACATCATATCGCCAAAGGGGATGATGTAGGTTAAGTCAAAGTAGGCACTTCTACCTTCTTTATCCTTGATAGGCAACTTTATATAGAAGCCATCTTTAATATAGCCCGGCTCTGCGCTCCGTTCCCGGTCCGTTTCTTCCTGGTCCGACATACTTTCAATGGAATTTTTAATCTTGCCAAATACGGAAATCCTCTTAGGATTTTTCAGCGCGGTTTCCACCGCCACCGGCGTGGCTTTTACCGTGAAGGTGATGAAGGGAAAGCCGAATAAAGATGTTCGAAGTTTCCGGACAAAGGGCGTAACTTGGGCATAGTTAAAGGTAGCAGATTCGGCCGCTTTCCAGGCATCTTCAATACCCATGCCCTTCTGGCGCTGGCCAATGTAGGCGGCCATCTTGGCGATATTTTCTTCGCCCTGATAAATATCCCCCAGCTTATTTTTAATCTTAGCCCAGTTATTTCCCAATTTTCCGCCAAAGCCCAAGGCTTCCTTGCTATCCAGTAAAGTCTTGATTTCTTGGCTAGCAAAGGTATTTAATCCGTAGCCAACATCCCGGGCTTCGTCTGCCCACTTGCCACCCTTCAATACCTGCTTAGTAGCCTCGGCATATAAGTCCGCGCGCCATGGCCCAATGCCCAGCTTCCACCAGTTTAAGATGGGGTTTGACATCATGTTTCTGGCGTGGGTGGCCGGGTTTAAAATAACCTTGCCGAATTTAAAGCCCGCGACCACTTTGTCGGTGATGGTAGACTTTGTCGGTTTGATAATTTCCTGCAAAGCGTTATAGACATTCTCTGGCACATACTTGCCGGAAAGTTCTCCTAGCTTTACGCCGGGCAACTGCTCGATAATCTTGCCCTTCTCCATGTTAATCTTGTTGATGGAATCTTCCAGGAAACGGAAACTGTCATTAATAGAGCGCTTATCAATGTTGGCCGCGGTTTCAATTTTAGGCAGTAATTTTTCAATATCCTTTTGCACTTGAATCAGGCGGTTGACGTCCCCGGTCTTTAAGGCTTCCCGGATACTATCGCCTGTCTTGGCAAACGGCTCGGTAACATATTTATAAAAATCTCTCATACTCTTAAATCCCGCCCGCTCCAATTCACCCTGCTGGTATAACTTTTCCAGCACCAGTCCGGTATCCGATGACAACATCTGGTTGTAGGTTTTGAATTTGCGTACATCATCCCCAATAATAGCAAACTTTTCCGGCAACTTGCCTACTCCCTTAATAACGTTGCCACCCTTCTTGGCTGTGGCGGTAATCACCGCTTCATTAAAGAAGGCGTCAAATTCATCTAGGCGCAAATCAGCCAGGTTGCCAAACTCTTTTTCCATGCGGGCAATGTTTCCCAAGACTTCTTTATCAGCCTTAAAAGTAAGCCGTAAGTTTTCAAATAGTGGCTTTAAATCTTTGTTTAACCCCTTGATTTTGGTCAGCATCTGCATCTTCTCGCCCGTTGACGTGTTGAATAATCGCTGGCTTACCGGCAGTTGCTTGAAGCCGTCCTGGGTCACGTCGGTACCAAACTGCTTGGCCAACTGGTTGAACAGTTTTACGTTCTCCACGTCTTTATGCAGGTCAAAGGCGCTCTTAAACATCAGGTAGGCGGGGTTGTCAATTTGCCCCAGTTCTGCCATAGCTTCTTCGGTTAATCCTTCCACCCGTTTTTTCACTCCCTTCACACCGGTCTTTGAAAAGCCAAATTTACTGCCGGCTTTTTCATATTCTTCGTAGGCATTTTTTAAATAGGTGCCGAAATTTTCTTCAAATTTTCCTTTTGAAAGTAATCCCAGTTCCACCGCTTCCCGGCCCAGGTCATCAATCTTGGTGTAGGCCGCGGCTACGGTTTCAAATTCTTCCGGCTTTAATAAATCTTTCAGTTGTTCAATGGGTTTTCGCATGAAACGTCCCGTTTCATCCTTCATTAAAATCTTACCGGCGGTTTCTTCCCCCAGGGCGGAAACTCCCTTAGCCAGGTTGGCAATATTCTCGGTTCCCACGGCAATGTTCTTAATGCTTCGTTCGTAGGCTTCTTTATAAATAGGGTCTTGGCCGAACATCCAGACAAATTTATCGGCAAACCACTTACCAGCTTTGCTTCCGCCCTCCAGTGTCTGATAACTTTTAGTTAACCCTTCCACTCCCGTTTCAATGGTCTTTTCCGTTAGTGAACCAAAGGCCGCGGTCTTAGCCACCTTGGCCAGCTTTGTGGCGCCCGGAATGTGTTTGAAGATAGTAGCCGGCGCAATGTAGGTTAACGGGTCCACCGCAATATCCAAGGCAATACCCAGGATGGTGCCGGGTATTCCGTACTTTCCTAACGCATCCTGGTCGGAAAAACTCTGGCGGGTCTGCACTCCTTCCAGGAAAGACTTTCCTTTCAGTAAGCCGACAACACCATAATCCAAGGCGTTGAGCGTATCGAAAATATCAGAAATAAACCCGCCGGAAAATATCTCCTTGGTTTTCTCCCCGGTGTTGGCTTGCATAGCCCGATCCGCTTCCGGCTGGTATCCTGACTGCACGGCAAAGTCATACAAGCCTTGCGAGGTCTGCAATGATTTTGCCGACGGCCTGGCTACTGATGGCTTGCCAGGAACATAACCGATCTGTTTATTTTCCATGGTTCCCGACAGAGAGCCGGGAACATAGCCGGTATTTTTTTTAGCATCCAATGATGCTCCAGGTACATATGCCATAAGTTATTTATTTAAAAAGGTTGCCAAAGAAACTGCTCGTTGCTGATTCAATTTTTTCAAAAACATCAGCTGTTCTTTTTTGAATTTCCTGTGGCGGATATCCTTCTCTAACTAATTGATCTTTCAATCCTAATGTTTTACTGAATCCCATTTTAGTATTCTGGTTCTGGATTTCCTGTACCCGAGCATCAATGGAAGTTTTCTTAGCGTGGTCGCTTCCGGTTCCAAAAATAGGCGTCAAGGGTTGATCGGCGGTTCCACCACCGGCAGGAGTAACCACCTTCTTTAATCCCTTAGCCTTGGCCGTCCATTTATCCAATGTCTTTTTATCCACCTGGATACCCTTGCTTTCATAGTATGAAGCCACGTCCAACGCCGCCTCGCTTGCCGACATATTGGCATTAATCGCTTGTTGCAAAAGGTCATCGGCATTTTCTTCCTTGGCCGGTCCCGTTCCACTACCTTCGCTGGCGTCAGCGTAAGCCTTGGCGGTCTGGGCTTTATTCTCGGCAATCTGGCTTCGCAGTGCTTCCTGTTCCAGGGCAAATTTATCATCACCCTGTTTCTTGGCAATATTGTATCGCGCCTTCCAGGCCAGCAATGAACCTTCAGCTAAGCCTGCCTGTTTTTCCAAGGCCAGCAACGATCCATCAGGAGTATCGCCAAAGACACCGTTATCCATCATCATCTCAATACTGGTCATGGTCTGCTTCTTACGGTCATCGGCCAGTTTTTGTTCATCGGAAACTCCTTGCATGATGTCAGAAAACATCCTGTCCTGGGTTTCTTTCAACCCTCCTTGGGCCAGGCCAATGGCGGCGGTAATCACGTTGGGCGCCGCTCCCCCTTCCAGCAAAGGCGAAAGCATAGTGATGTTGCTGGACGCCTTCTGTGATGTAGCTTCGCCTAATGCCGCGCGTAATGCCACCCGGAGGTTGGACATATTTCCCGGGTTATTTTCTACCGGTGGGGGCAGGGTATCCTTCAATGAGGATGGGTTAGGATTAGTTTCCATAGCTACATTACTGGCTGCCGCTTCAGCATGAGTGTTAAAGTATTTTCCTGTTTTGTCTTGATATGTATTTGCCATAAATTTTTATTTAGGTATTGCTAATGAAGCGATATCCAGGATCGACTTCCTGCGCTGTTGCTCAATATCTCCAAGGTTGCCTTCCGTTGGTGTGAATCCTTCAATGCCAAGCTCCTTGGCTCTCGCGCTTCCCAACACTCGCTGGGCGTTCTGGCCAATCTCTTGCAGTTTGAATCCCTTGTCAGCGTTTAACTTATCAAGTTTGGCTTGAGCGTCAGCATCTCCCCGGGCGGCTTTAATTTCCAACTCCTTAATCTGGAAGTTAAACTTTCTCTGGTCAGACTGGACAACATCCTGGAATTGGCTTCCTCGGCGTTCTTCAGCCAGCGCTCGGGAACGGGCGCCGGTAGCAAAGGTGATACCCTTCTCGGCGGCCTGGTCGGCGATGGTCAGTAAATCTTCATCGTAGGTTTTTAAAGCGGTAGCCATGTCCGCTTGCTGTTCAAGGGACAAAAATTCTTTGTTATCTTTTAAATCCTGGGCCAGTTCAGCTCGGGTTTTATCTAAAATGTCTTTTTGTGAATTGTAATCCGATTTTGTTTTGGCTAGAGCTGTTCCCAGTTCAGCTTTAAATAAAGCCAGTTGGCTCTTGGCATAGGGATCAGCCAAGGCCTGGGCCTTAGTCAAGGCATCAGAGAAGGCCGCGGCTTCGTTCTCGCCTCCTTTTAAAAATACATTAAAACCTAAATCAACCAGCTGTTGCAGTTCCGGTGAAAGGTTTCTATAAGCTGAACTTTCTTTAAACTTCATGCCAGTGGGTGGGGTAGTGTAATCAGTGGTATCTTTGTCTGAATTAGTTCCACTGGTTGATTCTCCACCTGAAGCTCCGCCTTTTTTACCGGCCGCTTCGGCTTCTTGTTGTTTCTTTAATTCTACCTGCTTGGCTAAAACTTCTTTATTGAGCCGGTCAATTTCAGCCTGCTTGGTATTTGAACTGGGTGCCTTTGAAAGCACGGACACCGTTCGTGGTCCCCAGTATCCTGGGTAGCCGGCCGTATCCACACCCCGGTCAGCCTGGAGTTTTGCTACCGCCGCCTTAGTTTGCTCGCCATAATTTCCCGTCGCGCCAGCCGGGATTGAATAGCCGTTTTCAATAAGCCACTGCTGAAGTTGCTTAACGGCGGCGCCCGTCTGTCCGGGCTGAAGTGCTGTTGTTGGATAATTTGCCATAATATTTTTATTTCTTTTTTAGTTTTTCGACTTCGTCTGAAAGTTTTTTAATCGTTTGAAATGAAGCGGTGATCATCGCCATCATATCAATCCCTAAGTGAGTTTCTCCGCTTGTGTCAGTATATTCTTTTACTGCTTCCGGGAACTTTTCTCTTACTTCGTTGGCGATAAATCCGTATTCGGTGACCCCGGTTGCTTTTCTGATATATTTTTTTGGCTGTAATTGTAAAAATTCATCGGTGATATCTCCCATGGCAATAACATCTTTTTTGAACTTATCATCGGAAATGGCCGTTAAGGTGTTGTAGTGCAATTCATCGCACCAAATGTCATCAAACATTCTTCCGCTGGCTCCGATGTCGCTAGTAATATCTGCTGTTGGCAATACATTTCCAGTAATTCCTTCACCAGCTGTGGTACTTAATGATAAAGTTTTTATGGTGATGGTGCGGAGGTTTCCCCCGCCTGTACTTAAGTTGGTTAAAACAGTTATTCCATCAGTGTCATAAAAACTAAGGCCACCCGCAGAAAGTCTAGCTTGTAATACACCACTCGTATATACTTCGAATGTTGATTGATTAAGTTTTACGGTATTGGTTCCTACTCCTGATATGGTGGTAGCTCCGATGGTAAACCCTCCGATGGTACCCGAGGTGGCGGTAATGGAGCCGGCAATGGTCAGGGTAGTGCCGGTCCAGTTTAAATAACTACTAGAATTTCCAATATAAAACTTTGCCATATTCTGGTCATCACTATCAATACCTAAAATGAATCCTGTTTCCGTATTATCAAATTTTGTTTTCCCATTATAAAGGGTACCGACCAACTGGCCAGATTGAATATTTTTTGCAGCTAACCCCTGGGTAATGGAATTAATCATTTCTGGTGTAACCGAATCCTGCGTGGAAGGCGGTTCCCGCGTCAACAGGGCATTGAATCCCAGGTCCAGTACGCTATATTTAGATGTGGAAATATCTGAAATCATATTAGTTTGCTAAAACATCAATGTAGGGGAAATCTAATCCCCGTAATTTAATTTGTTCTCCGGTGATAGAATCGGCAATCCTGAATTCAAAGACAAAAGCGGTGATCGGATTAATTGGTACCTCTGTTACAACGTCCTTTAATGAACCAATGGTTTTCCATTCAGCATAATCCATGCGCACTTGCAATAAGGCGCCGGTAGTTAAGTCTGAATGAACACAAATTTTCTCGGCCAGAGTTTTTCTTCGTTCCCTAAAATCAAAATCAAATTCAGGGGATTGTAAAATATACTTAATGGCTTTTGGTGTTGCGTGGTAATCGGTGTTTCCAGTATTTAACTGAAGTACCTGGCCGTCCGCGTCCCCGCCGGCAATCAAGGTATCGTTACCAGAGATATACTGATTTAAAGCCCGGAAGATGTGATAATACTGCAATGGCGCCCACTCCTGGCTATCAATGTGGAAGCGCAACACCACATTGGTATAGGTTTCCGTATAGCCCCGATCAAAGTTAACCGTTACATCTCCTACCGACCAGTAAATGTTTTCGTTATCAGACCAGCCATTAACACTGGAATAAAATGAAGAAGCTATGCCTTCGATGATCCGTTGGATAGGACGAGAAATAAGTTTTGGGTAGCCCCCTTGAGTTTCGTAAAATCCATTCGGGCCATAGAAGAAATAGTTTTTTCCCCGGGCGCGGACTACACTGTCATGGGATTGAGTTCCAATGTTAATTAAGTCTTCTGGAAAAGAAGAATCAAAATTCCAGCGCTTTAGCGACCTTTGCTTATAAATCATCAAGTATCCCGGTACTTTGTTTAATCCTTGAATAGTTCCTCCGCCATCTTCCTGTTCCGCCTGCAACGAACCTGATCCGGCAGCCGTCCAGCTAACCGCGTTAGCCGTTACACTGGTTGGTGTAGAAGTGTAGTGAATGCGATCGGTAACAGCACAGTACATGCGGTCTTTAAACTCAATGGGAAATTTCGCTCCGGCCGGAACGTTACCCACGTCCAGTCGTCCACCTGATGATGACCAAGAGCCGCCAAAATAAGAACGCTTCTCGCTGCCGTTAAGCATCAAGGTAGTGTTTAAAAATGTCGCATAATGCTGGCGGGCTGAAGCGGTAAGCCCGGTTACTTCAGCGTTTCCGCCCAGCACGTCATAAATACTGGAAGACATTAAGCCGTTAAAGCCGGCAAACAACTTATTGCTGGCCGCCGTAGAATCTAAATGTTGGAACAATCCCAAACAGGCGTTTCCGGCAATAAGCTGGGAACCGATGATATTTGTTCCTTCGCGCGATACCGCTTCTCCCAACACCTTGTCAAACAAAAGATTTATGCTAAAAGGCACACTATTGGGAATAGAGATATCCGATGACACTTTCTGGATATTGCCGGCGGACACATCACGCCAGCGTTTGACATTTTCAATTCGTGGCATGGTTATTGTTGATTAAATTTATAATTTGAATGCCGGTCATAGTTTACCTGGTTTATCTTCGGCCGCATTTTAAATCTCTGGCCGGAAACTTCCGTCCTAATGGCTGACCGTAAGATATCCTGAAACATCACAAAGTTTGAATCTTTCAGGTCATCTACTCCATTGTTTCTCCAGTAAGACTTTCCTTTCCAAAGCAGCCACTCTTTGACCATGTCATAGCGAGGAGTATCAATAGTATCAGATTCGGAATTAACCGCCTGGGCTTCTTCATTATAATCAATGAGGACATTTTTATTGACCCAGGAAGAATCTGGCAAAGGCCAGATCCGAAGCCGTCCGTTACGAACATTAAAGTATTTTGGCTTTCCTTCGGTTTCATTCTGCCAGACATTCTGGTCAACCGCATGGGTGGCGCCAATCGCTCCCGCTCCCGAAGCTGGTATACCATTAAATACTCCGGCAGTGGCTGAACGAGTAACGCTAGTATAGGTAAGGGCATCCACGGCATTGTCGGTGTAAACATTAATTGAACCATCATCATCAAAGTCGTAAGAATTATCTACGGGTAATGTTGTGCCACCGGCTACAACTTGCGTCCTGACCTGGGTGTGGGCCACTTCCTGCATTTGTTCATCAAATTCTTTTTCGTCCAAGGGGATTAATTCTTCCGGGGCGGTTCCCAAGCGCACGCTCAATATGGATTTATTAGTTTCGTTGTCGTAAATATCTGAAGGTAAAGCCCAATCAAACACACCGCGGGCGGTTTGTCCCAGCACATAATCAGGGACCAGGTAACGGCTAAAGCGTTTCAGTTTTCCTTGAATATAATTAAAACAGGCATTAATTTCATTGAAGGCCATCATTTTAGAAAAGCGGTTATCCCACTCCTGCTTTAATTTATCTTTGACAAATTCCAACACATACCCGACTTCATTGGAAGCAAATTGCGGTTCAAAGATATTCCAAGGAATCGGGTCAGAATATAATCCATTAACCGTATTAACTGAATCAATAAACCGATAATAATAGTATCCACTTGTCTGGGTGGTATCTTCATAGATATTTTCAATCATGGTCGGGTCAATAGATGCGGCGGCGGCCAAGGCCGTCAAAGAGGCATCATCAGCATTAGCATCCACTTCCGTGGTTGCATGGTAAAACCGTACCTGGTTGGCCCGAATAATGTAAATCTTAGTCCCGGCCGGATGGCTTTCCACTAAGGTGGCC